CAAGTGAAAGATCAGTAATGAGACCACTTGTAAAAAACTATGCTATTAGCGGTGGTGGAAAGTCAGTTGAAGTTCCTGTCTATGCAGCAGTTTCTGCGGCAGCAGTATCGGAAGCATCTGATCTATCTAACACAGCAATCAATCCAACTTCTGTAACAATTACAGCAAGTGAAAATGGTATAATGACTACGCTAACAGATTTAGGAAGAAACGCATCTCCTAGAAATGTTGCGGCAGACATTGGAAAACTATTTGGTGAAGCGATTGCAAAAAAAATAGACACAGACTTAACAGCATTATTTGATGGTTTTTCATCAGTAGTAGGTAGTGCTGGAGCAGAAGTAACTGTGGCTAAAATCTTTGAAGCAGTAGCAACTTTAAGACAAGCGGCAGTACCAATGCCTTTGGCTGGTGTACTGAATCCAAAGGTTGCATACAATGTGAAGAAAAACTTAACTAATACTTTTGTTAATCCAAATCCTAATGACTTAACTAACGAAGCATTAAGAACAGGATATGTTGGAAACATCGCTGGAGTTCAAATGTTTGAAACTTCAAATGTTGATGGAACTTCTGACACAGACAACTGTAAAGGTGGTATCTTCCATAAAGATGCTTTAGGTTTAGCAATGATGCAAGACTTGAAAATTGAAACTCAAAGAGATGCGTCTTTAAGAGCAGATGAAATCGTAGCAACAGCAGTTTATGGTGTTGGCGAATTACATGACTCTTATGGTGTAGAAATACTTGGAGAATCAGTAATCAACTAATAACTACTTTTCTATGGCGGAGCAATCCGCCATAGGATATAACAGGAGATATTATGGATATAAAATTAACAAATGGAAAAAAAACCATTACTAGATCAAAAATACAATACGAAGCTAATATAAATCATTTTACAAAAAGAGGTTTCAAACCTTTAACTGATAAACCAAAAAAAATAATAGAAAAAGCTGAAAATATTGTTAAACTAAAACCTAAAAAGAAAAAGGGAAAGAAATGAAACATTTAGAAAAGTATTGGAATATGGCAAAAGATAACCCTAAAGTAACTGCTGGTGTTATTGTTGCTATTGTGGTTATTATAGCTTTGGTAGGTTAATATGGCAAATTACACAGGTGCTAATGTAATTAATGCTGGGGATGTATCTAATTATCAAGCTGATATATATGAGTTTGGTTTTTCATCTACATCATCAGAAGTAACATTTTTTATTACACAAACAACTAATGATATTTTAAGAGAGTTGCGTATTCGTTGGTGGCCTGTTTATAAAACAAATGTCTATACAGATATAACAGTTTTAAATACTGCCGAAATGGTAGATACTAAAGTTAATTTAGACCAATTTAAAAGAGCTGGTGCTTTTTTATTTTTATCTAAATTTTTTTTACCAACAATAACAAAGTTTAGACCTGAAGCTGATAAAGATAGATTTGAAAGAATGATTGAATTTTATAGAAGTGAATACAACAAAGAATTTCAGTCTATATTAGAAGATGGTGTAGAATATGATAGTGATGCTGGTGGTACTATTTCTGTAAATGAAAAAGAACCTTTGCATGGCTCAAGAAGATTAACTAGATAATGTTAAATGCTAAAGTCACATCAAATTTACCTTTAGTTAGAAAAAGATTTAATAAATTTTTTAAAAGGTTTCCTAATATAGTTACAAAAGGTTTAGAACAAGCTGGTGTTCAATTAAAAACAATAATTGATACAAGAACTGATAAAGGTTTAGATATAAATAAAAGAAGATTTGTAGCTTACAGTCCTAGCTATGCAGAGGAAAAAGGAAAATCAGTAGTAAATCTTCAAGATACAAACGATATGTTGCAATCTATTGATTCAAAAATTAAAAATAAAAATCAAGTTCAAATATATTTTAGAGAGCAAACACAAGCAAAAAAAGCATTATGGCATCAACAAGGCATGGGTAAATTACCTGTTAGAAAGTTTTTTGGCTATGATAAAAGAACAGAAAAGGTTATAAGAGATACATTTGAAAAGTTTATGAAGAAACAAATTAAAGCATTAAAGATATGAGTAAAAGAGAAGATATTGCAGGTCATATAGTTTCCACAATTTCTGGAATATCAAGTCCATCAATTAAAAAGGTAACAAGACAACCTTTTAATTTAGAAGAATTATCACAAGCACAATATCCAGCAGTATTAGTACAAACACAATCAGAAGAAAAAGAAGATCAAGAAATAGGAAGTGGTGCTAAATCAAGAATAGGAAATTTAGAATTTTTAATAACAGGATATACAAAAGGAAGCGAAGATAATATAGATACTGCTAGAAATAATTTGGCAAGTGCTATTGAAACAGAACTTGAATCTGATATAACACGAAACAACAAAGCATTAGATACAGAAGTTATTTCATTAGAAACTGATGCTGGTACTCTATTTCCTTATGGTGCTATCAGTATGGTTGTTAGAGTAATTTATGAACATGATAGTGCAACTCCATAGGATAAAATATGAACGATAAAACATTAGACAAAGCAGAAAAGAAATTAGATAAAATTGAAGAATTAGTAGCAGATATTAAAGAACTTATTGACACTCATAGAGAAATAGATGATGGTAATACTGTGGATATGGAAGATGAAGAAAATGAGTGGGAAGATGATGAAGAACTTGACGAAGAAGAAGATAAATAGTAAAAGACATTATGGCTAAAGACATTAAATTATATAAAGATGGGAATGAAGTTACAATTAATGAAACTCAACTTGAAAATTTTTTAGCTTTAGGCTGGAAACAAGAAAAACAAAACAAGCAAACAAGTAAAAAGGAAACTAAAACATGGCAACACATCACGGAAAAGAAGGAGTCGTAACTGCTGGTGGATCTGGTGTTGGGGAATTAACAGGGTTCACTTTAGAAACTACTGCTGATGTTGTAGAAGATACAGCTTTAACAGATGCAACTAAATCATTTGTTGCTGGAAGAACATCATTTTCAGGAACTTTAGAAATGAATTATGATGAAACTGATTCTCCACAACAAACTTTAACAGTAGGAAGTTCTATATCTTTTGTTTTATTACCAGAGGGTAATTCTTCTGGAGATGAAAAATTTACAGGAACAGGTATTATTACAGGAATGTCAGTTAATAACTCTATGGACGCAATCATTTCAAGATCAGTTACTTTTCAAGGTACAGGAGCATTGACAAGAGCAACTGTATAATAATACTGTATGAAATTTATTGACAGAGCCAAATCTCATTTTGAGTCTTTAGGAGTTCAATCTCTTGAAGTAGAAGAATGGAAAGACGAAGCTGGTAATCCGAGTGTTATTTATTGGAATCCTATTACTTTATCTGAAAAGAATAAATTATTTAAAAAGTCTGATAATCTTAATGATGTTGGAATACTTGCTGATATAGTTATTATGAAAGCTATTGATAAAGATGGTAATAAACTATTCACATTAGAAGATAAAATAGGTTTAATGCACAAAGTAGATTCTGATGTCCTCTCACGCATAGCCACATCAATGGTTCAAATAGTGCCTCCTCAAGAAGTAAAAAAAAACTAAAATCTGATCCTCAATTAAAGAATTGTTTTATTCTAGCTGATAGGTTAAAAATACCTTTGAAAGATGTTTTACAAATGGAAGAATGGGAGTATAACCATTGGATAGGTTATTTAATGTTAGAACAAGAAGAACATGAAATGGCTATGAATAAAGCAAGGCATAAATAATGGCACAGAATTTAGTATTAAATATATTAGCAAAAGATAAAACAAAAGTTGCTTTTGGAGCAGTTCGTAGAGGATTAACAAATTTAAAATCATCAATATTTTCAGTTCAATCAGCAATACTAGGAATAGGTGCTGGTCTTGTTGTCAAATCATTTTTAAAAGTAGGTAAAGATGTTGAACAATTAAGATTAAGATTCTTTTTCTTATTTGGTTCAGTTGAAGAGGGAAAAAAAGCATTTGATAATTTAGTTAAATTTGCTGGAAAAGTTCCATTTACTTTAGAGCAAATTGCCGCCGCATCAGGTAATTTAGCAGTTGTATCTAAAGACGCAAATGAATTAGCAACCAATTTACAAATAGTTGGAAACATTGCCGCAGTAACAGGATTAGATTTTAAACTTACAGGAGAGCAAGTTCAAAGGTCTTTGTCTGCTGGTATTGCATCTGCTGAATTGTTTAGAGAAAGAGGTGTAAGAGAAATGCTTGGTTTTAAATCAGGCACAACAGTTACAATAAAAGAAACAGTAGATGCTTTGCATAGAGAATTTGGTCCAAATGGTAGATTTGGTAGAGCCGCAGAAGTTTTAGGAACAACTTTTGATGGTACTTTATCAATGATTCAAGATAAGATATTTCAATTTCAATTAGGAACTAATGAAGCTGGCTTTTTTGATTTTATTAAAGGTGGATTAATTACAATCAATAAACTTGTAGAAGAAAATCAAGATAAATTAAGAAAAATGGCTAATGCTTTAGGTCAAGGATTAATTACTGTTATTGAGGGTACAATAGTTGGTCTTGTAGAAACTGTTAAAGCAGTCAAAGTTGTTTTTACAACAGTAGCATCAGGAATAAAAGGAGTTATTGATATAATTAATTTTTTACCACCTGTCGTTAGAGAAATGGGAATTATCGGTTTTTTAATGCTGGGTACAAAAGGCAGAGTTGTTGTTTTTACAATAGGATTAATATTTAATCAAATAGGAAAATTATTAAAAAAATTAGGAATAGAAATTGATATTGGTTTTTTAGATAAATTAAAAGAATCTAATGGAGAAATAACAGGAATTAAAAAAGTCTTTGAAAGAGTAAAAGAGGAAATTGCAAAAAATACAATAGAAGTAACAGAAATGCAAAAAGAAATTATGAAAGCAAATGAAGAAGCTAAAAAATTAAAACGGAATATATCTCCATTTAGAGAAGAAATAGAAAAACTTAATGAAGATTCATTAAAGAAACTTACTAATTTATCTAAACAAGCATTTGAAATATTTGATATGGGTATTAAAGGAATGTCAAAAGGTATTGCTGAAAGTATAGTTTTAGGAAAAGAGTTTGGAGATACAATGAGAAACATTGGTAATCAAATATTAATAAAAATAATTGCGGCACTTGTAGAAGTTGCAATTAAGATTGGAGTACAAATAGCATTACAAAATACTTCTATTGCACAATTATTAGTAACACTTGGTATTGAAAAACAAATAACTGCTGAAAAGGATAAACAAAATAAAGAAGCTAATAAACAAGCTAAATATCAATTTTTATCATTGATAATGGGTGGTGGAATGGCTTCAGGTGGAGCAGTATCAAAAGGAAAACCTGTTATGGTTGGGGAAAGAGGTCCAGAGTTATTTGTTCCAAATCAAACAGGACAAATTACTCAAAATGCTAGAGGAACAGGTGGTGGAACTGTTAATGTTAATTTTAATATAGAAGCAATAGACTCAAATAGTTTCAATGATGTATTAGTAGAAAATAGAGGTATCATTACTTCAATAATTAATAATGCTTTAAACGAAAAAGGTAGGAGAGAATTAGTATAATGAGTGGTGCATTTCCTATATCAACATCTAAATTTGAAACACTAGGTATTAAATCAATACAAAGTACAATTATATCTAAATCAATTAGTGGAAAAAAATTATCAAGAACTATTGATTCTCAAAGATGGGCATTTACAGCTTCAATTATTACTTCTAATAGATCAACTGTTTATGGAGAATTAATGGCTTTTATAATTAAACAAAGAAGTGGAAAAGAAAATTTTACTATTATCCCACCAGAAATAGAAGATGCAAGAGGAAGTGAAACAGGAAGTGTTTTAGTTAATGGTGCACAATCTGCTGGAGATACAACAATAGCTATGGACGGATTCGCTGGCGATGGTGCAGGCAGATTTAAGACGGGAGACTTTATTAAGTTTGCCTCACACACTAAAGTTTATATGGTGGTTGCAGATGTTACTTCATCTAGTAATGCGGCAACAGTTACTATTGAACCACCTTTAGTCGCAGATATAGCAAATGATTCAGCAGTTACTTATGATGATGTTCCTTTTACAGTTCATTTAGTAAATGATATGCAGTCCTTTGGAGCAGTTGGTTCTGATAAAGATGGAAATTTATTATACAAATATGAGTTAGATGTTGAAGAAACTCTTTAATGGCTAAATATCTTATTAAGCATTGGGTCAATGTAGATGTTATTGCTGAAAAAGTAGTTGATGAATCTGAAATAAATACAATTACAAATGATTTAAAAAAACATCAAATCCCTGATGGAACTTTTAGTTATGTTATGATAAAAAATAGTGAGAAAATAAATAGAACAACATACGAGATTTATGACGAGAAGCTTAACGACAGCAGTAAAGAACCATTTAGCAACAAATGAAATTAAACCTGTTCATTTGATAACTATTGGATTTGGCACTCCTCAAAATTTAACAGATTGCGTTCACGACTTAACTTCTTCAGTATCAGGTTCTAGTGTTACTTATTCATCAAGCAGTTTTTTAGTTAGTTATCCTGAAGTATCAGAAGAAACAGATATTGGTAAATCAAGTATATCAATAACTTTATCAGGAGCAGATCAAACATATATATCATTAGCATTAGGAGAAAATATAGTTAATGATTCAGTAACAATTTATAGAGCATTTTTAGATGCTAATAATGCAATTATAGCTGATCCATTTTTACTTTACAAAGGTTCAGTTGAAACTTATACAATAAATGAAACAGAAGATTCTTCAGCTTTAACTTTAAATGTTGTTTCTCATTGGGCAGATTTTGAAAAAAGATCAGGAAGAAAAACTAATAGCACATCACAACAAAGATTTTTTAGTGGAGATTTAGGTATGGCTTTTTCAAGTGAAAATGTTTTAGATATTAAATGGGGTAGATCATAATGGGCTTTCCAAATCCTTTTAGAACGGTAAAAAAAGCTTTTAAATCAGTTAGTAAAGTTTTCAAAGTAGTAAGAGTATTTAATTTTTTAAAAAACCTTAATCCTTGGGTTGCTTTAGCTGTATTTGCTATTGGTTGGTTATTTATGTCAAATAGACGACCTGATAGACCAGACTTTGGAGATAGCGATTTTAACAATTTTGAAAAAGGTATTTTATTAAATCATCAATCAAACGATCAATCTATTCCTGTTGTTTATGGAGAAAGAAAAGTTGGTGGAACAAGAGTGTTCGTAGAAACAAGTGGAACTGATAATGAATATTTATATATAGCATTAGCATTATGCGAGGGAGAAATAGAAAGTGTAGATAAAATTTATATTGATGACAAAGAAGTTACTTGGTCTGGTACTTTAGCAGATGATACTTTAAGAACAGTGGGAAGTGGAGATGGAAACTTTTATAAAGATAGTGCAAGTTTAATTAGTGTTAAATGTCATTATGGAAGTGATAGTCAATCACAATGCGATTTATTAGGTACATTAGATTCTTGGACATCTAACCATAGATTAAGAGGTATTGCTTATATATCTTTAAAAATAAAATGGAATCAAGATGCGTTTGCTGGATTGCCAACTGTTCATGCTTTAATTAAAGGAAAAAAAGTTGTTGCTTATAATTCTAGTTCAGTTGCACAAACTGCGGCACACTCTAATAATCCAGCTTGGTGTTTATTAGATTATTTAACAAACGAAAGATATGGAAAGGGAATTGCAATAGCAAATATTGATATACCAAGTTTTTATACAGCTTCAGGAGTTTGTGATACAGATGTTACTGCTTATGGTTCTACAACAATAGATGTTTTAGATTGCAATGCAGTTTTAGATACTTCAAGAAAAGTAATAGACAATGTTAGAGAGTTAGTAAAAGGTGCAAGAGCATATTTACCATATACTGCTGGAAAATATAAATTATTAGTAGAAACAACAGGTTCAGCTTCCATAACTTTAACCGAAGATGATATTATAGGTGGTTATAGTTTAGCAAGTGAAAGCAAAGCATCAAAATACAATCGTGTAATAGTTTCTTTTGTTAATCCTGATAGGAATTGGCAAGTTGATGAAGTGCAGTGGCCTGAATTAGATGATAGTGGTTATTCTTCAGCAGATCAACATGCAACAATGAAAACTGCTGATGGTGGTTTTTTATTAGAGGGTCGTTTTGACTTCAGTACGATAACTTCTCCATATCAGGCTTTAGAAATAGCTGAAGTAATTTGCAGAAGATCAAGAGATTCAAAAGGATTACAATTAACAGTAGGATTTGATGCTTATGATTTAGCAATAGGAGATATAGTTAATATAACATTATCGTCTTTAGGATATTCTGCAAAACCTCATAGAGTTATAGGAATAGATTTTAATGAAGATTTTACTATTGGATTAAATTTAGTTATTCATCAAGACGCACATTACACTTGGGCAACAAAAACACAAATAACAGCAACACCAAGTACAACACTTCCAAATCCTTATTCTGTTACTGCTCCAGCAAGTTTAACTTTAACTGATGAATTAGTTGAATATTCAGATGGAGTTGTTTTAACAAGATTAAATATAGTTGTTGGTGCAAGTACAGATAAATTTGTTCAATATTATCAAGTTGAAGCTAAACAAAGTACAGAATCAGATTATAAAATTGTAGCAAAGGGAACTCAATTAAACCATGAAATGCTTAATGTGGTTGATGGTAAAACTTACAATGTAAGAGTTAAAGCTATAAATGCTTTAGGAGTTTCATCTACTTATACATCAGCAAACAGAACTATTATTGGAGCAACAGATACTCCAGCAGATGTTTCAACTTTATCTGTATCAATGGTTGGTTCAAATCAAATGCAATTACAATGGACTCCTGTTACAGATTTAGATGTATCTTATTATGCAATTCGTTATCAAGATGTTACGAGTAATGCTAGTTGGGCAGGTTCAACAAACTTAACGCAAGTTGTAAGAAGAAAATCTAATAGTGTAACTATCAATGCAAGGACAGGTGCGTTTCTTATTAAGGCAGTTGATAAATTAGGAAACGAATCAGATAACGAAACAATCGTATATACAAATATTTCAGGATTAGAACATTTTTCAAGTGCTTTATCTACTATTAATGAAGAATCTGCTAGTGCAGTTACAGGGCAAAGCTGGAATGGTACTTTTGATGGAGATTGCGTTAAAGGAACAAACTCCGACAATGTTCAAATAGCAACATTAGATACTATAACTTTATTTGACTCAACTGTTGGAAATTTTGATTCTCCAGAGGGAGATTTTGATTTAGGTGGAACTGACGCAACTTCAAATCCAACTTATTATCAAGCAAATATTGAATCATCAGGAAGCTATATAGGAAGCAATACACTTTCACTTGATGCTACTTATGATGCGACCTTTCAAGCAACAGTTAGTATGATAGCAAATGACCTCTATGATTTATTTGATAGTGGTCGTGGAGCAAGTTTGTTTGATGATGCCGCAGGTCCATTTGATGGTAGTTCAGGAACAAAATGTAATGCTTTTTTACAAGTAGGTTCAAGCACAAGTTCTTTAGGAGCAATTTCTACCTATCAAGATATATCTCAACAATCTACTATTAAAGGAAGATATTTTAAATTTAGGTTGAAATTAGAGAGTGATGATAATAAAGCTAGACCTGAAGTTACTAAGATGCAAATTAAATTAGTAATGGAAAAAAGATTAGAAAGTGAAGAAGATGTAGTTAGTGGTGCTGGTGCAAAAGCAATAACTTATAGTAATGCTTTTTATGCAAGTCCAGCAGTTGGTATAGCGGCACAAAATATGGCGACAGGAGATTATTATACAATTACAAGTAAAACAAAAACAGGATTTACTATAACTTTTTACAATAGTTCTGCGGCGGCACAAAATAGAACTTTTGATTATGTTGCAAAAGGTTATGGGTTGAAATCTTAACATAAAAGGAGTAAAAGAATATTATGTCACAAGTTTCAGATGTATCATTAGCGAACCAAGGTTTTAGTGCCTTTAGAACAGAATTGAACAATATTCTGGGAGCCTTGAACACTTGTCATATTGGAAGTTCTGCTCCAGGTTCTATTGCGGCTGGAACAATATGGGTAGATACAAGTGGAGGAGCAACTGCTTATGTTTTAAAATTTTATGATGGTTCAGACCATATTCAATTAGGAACAATTAATACAACAGCTAATACTGTTGATTGGACTGATAGTTCTGTAACTGCTGAATTATCAACTGACTCAACTCCACAACTTGGTGGAAATTTAGATACCAATTCACATAATATAATAATTGATGATGCACATTATATTTCTGACGAAAATAATAACGAACAAATAATATTTCAAACAACTGCTTCAGCAGTAAACGAATTAGAAATTACAAATGGAGCAACAGGAAATGGCCCAATTTTAGGAGCAAGTGGAGAAACAAATGTTGATCTTAATTTAAAACCAAAAGGCTCAGGAGAAACTGTTATAGGTTCAGGTGGAGCAACTGCAACTCTAACAACAAGTGGAGCTTATGATTTAGTTTTAGATACAAACAAAGGTTCAAACTCTAGTTCAATACAAATTACAGATGGAGCAAATGGAGATATAGATTTTACTTGTAATGGAACAGGAAAAATTAAATTTAATGATTTAGCTTATATTCCACAACAAGTATTAACATCATCATCAAACGCAATTGCATGGGACGCACAAGCGGCTCCTAACGCATATCATCAGACATCAGAAAATACGACTTTATCTGCACCAAGTAATGCAGTTGAGGGTGCTTTTATTTGTATAGAAGTTAATTTTAATGGAAGTCATACTTTTTCATGGAACGCAACATTTCACTTCTCGGCTGATACTGCTCCAACGACAACAGATACAGATGGCAAGACAGATATTTTTGTTTTCCGTTACAATGGTTCAATTTGGCAAGAGGTTGGTAGAACTTTAAACATACCAGAAAGTTAAAATTATGTGGGCATTAGTAGAAGATAACACAATTACAAAAATAATTAATAAACCAAAAGCTATGGTTATTAACGATGTTCGTCATTCAAAAAATATATTTTCTTTTAGATGGACTAACGAAGAAAGAGAAGCCATAGGGATTTACGAAGTAGTTTTTGATAATTCAAATAAAAAAGATGAAGAATATTATATCAATACAAATCAATCTTTTGATTATGCAGATGGACAAGTTACAGCAAGTTATGGAACTGCAACACCAAAACAATTAGCAGATAGTTTATGGACACAAGAAGATTCTGATAATGGATATATGCCTGACGATAAAGAAGTAGGAGATGTTAAAGTTAAAGGATTAAAAACTTTAAAAAAACAAATTATTAAAAATGAAGCTAGTGGTTTATTAGAACCTACTGATTGGCATAATCATAAAGCATTAGATGATGACACTTATACTATTCCAGCAAATATAAAAACTTATAGAGCAAATATAAGAACAAAATCAAACGAAATGGAAACTGCTATTGACAATGCAAATGATGTAGATGCTTTAGCAAGTTTATACGAATATACTGAACAAGCTGATGGTTCAATAACAAGACCATTAGGAGAATTTCCAACATTGGAGATTTAAAGATGCCTTTACCAACAATTCCATCAGGTAATGTAGCTTCAGCTTTACCAAGTGGTTATGATGTAGATAACTCATGTAGGTTTGATGGATCAAGTGCTTATATGCACAAGACACTTGGTAGTACAAGTAATCAAAGAACATTTACTTTATCGGCTTGGGTTAAAAGATGTGGTTTAGGTGCCGCTAATCAGATAATAAGTATGGATAGAAGTGGACCAAGAACAGAGATAGCTTTTAATAGTGATAATAAAATTGCTTGTAATTTTAATCCATCAGGAAGTAGTTGGTCGGAATTTTATTCAGTAAGCAAATTTATTGATATTTCCGCTTGGTACCACGTAGTAGTATCAGTTGATACAACACAAAGCACTGATACAGATAGATTAAAAATATATGTTAATGGGTCTTTAATAAGTTTTACAGGTTCATTACCATCACAAAATTTTGATACAGGTTGGAATGTAAGTGGAAATGTTCAAGCAGTTGGCAGATATGAAAATGGTTCTAGTGGATATTTTAATGGTTATATGGCAGAAGTATGCTGGATTGATGGAACAGCTTATGCCGCCAGCGATTTCGGTGAATTCGATTCTGACAGTCCACAAATTTGGAAACCGAAAGATGTATCAGGATTAACATTTGGTACGCATGGTTTTTATTTAGATTTTAAAGATAGCAGTAACCTTGGTAACGATGCGAATGGGGGCACAGACCTGACTGAAGTTAATCTAGCCGCAATAGATCAAACTACCGATACACCAACTAATAATTTTGCAACATTAAATTCTTTAGATGTTGAATTTTCATCACATAATACTTGGTCTGAAGGAAATTTAAAAGCTACTAATTCAAATCCTGGCGGATCAAATGCTTCTGAAAAAAAATATTTTGGATTTTCAACATTAGGTGTATCAAGTGGAAAATGGTATGTCGAAGTTAAATGCACAAGCATAGGTTCTGAAGATGCGTTTTTTAGTGTAGGTATTATAAAAAATAGAGAACAACAAACCAGTCTTAGTTCTCTTGGACAAGATACTAATAGTTATCGTTATTACGCATCAGGTGGACAAATTGAATATAATGCTTCAACACTTTCTACTGGTGCAACTTATACAACAAACGACATCGTAGGTATATATTTAGATTTAGATAATGCAACTATAGATTTTTATAAAAATGGTTCGGCACAAGGAAGTCAAGTTACCTCAGTACCAACAGGAGAATTTTATTTATTTGGCGGTCATGGTTATCGTGATCCTGTAGCAGAATTTAATTTTGGTAATCCAACTTTTACAATTTCATCAAGCAATAGTGATGATAACGGCTATGGTTCATTTGAATATTCGCCAAATATTTCAACAACAAAATATTACGCATTATGTACGAAGAATATCGGAGAGTTCGGAGGTTAAATGGCAGTTTATACAACAATAGACGATCCATCAGCATATTTTAAAGTTCAGCTTTTTACTGGAACAGGAAGTTCTAATGCTGTTACTTTTAATGATACTGATACAGATATGCAACCAGATTTAGTTTGGATAAAATCAAGGGATGATACTAATGAACACTATATATCTGATAGTGTAAGAGGTACAGGAAAAGAAATATATTCAAGTTTATCTAATGCAGAAGTATCAGATGCTAATGGTGTAACTGCATTTGGTTCTGATGGATTTACAGTAGGAAGTGGAACTGGTCTTAATGGAAGTAGTGATTCTAATGTAGCTTGGTGCTGGAAAGAATCTGCAACTGCTGGGTTTGATATAGTTTCATTTACACCATCAGGAAGTGGAGATGCAACTGTTAGTCATAGTTTAGGTGTAGAGCCAAAAATGGTTATTACTAAAGGTAGAGAATCTTCTTCTCCTTGGAATACTTACAATAAAAATTTACACGCATCTGCACCTGAAGATTATTATGTAGCTTTAAATTCAACAAATGCTTCTTCTAGTGATAGTCCAGGCGTATTTGGTGCTGGAATGACATCATCTAATATTGGAATAGGAGTTGGAGTTGGTTTTACCTCTGGCGAAGATTATATTGCTTATGCTTTCGCAGAAAAACAAGGCTTCAGCAAGTTTGGAAAATACACAGGAAATGGAAATGCGGCTGGTACATATATTTACTTAGGATTTCGTCCAGCTTTCTTTATGACTAAAAAATCTAGTGCATCAGGAAATAATTGGACAATTTGGGATAATAAAAGAGATCCTGATAATCCTATGGATTTATTACTACATCCAAACAGTAGTAATGCTGAAAATGATTCAGGAGACGATATACAGTTTTTTAGTAATGGTATAAGATTAAATAACACTTCTGGTGGAAATAACGCAGATGGTGCAACTTATATCTTTATGGCGTTTGCAGAAGCACCGACAGTTAATTCCAAAGGTGTTCCTTGTAACGCAAGATAGGAGAAATTATGCAATTATCAAAACATTTTAAATTAGAAGAATTTGAAAAGTCCATGACAGCAGTTCGTAAAGGAATTGAGAACAAAGCTGGAAGTGGAGAAATAAAAAACTTAACCGATTTATGCTATACAGTTTTAGAACCTGTACGAGCAAAGTTTGACAAGCCAATTATTATAACTTCAGGATTTCGTAGTGAAGAACTATGCGAAGCTATCGGTAGCAAAAAAACATCACAACACGCAAAAGGACAAGCAGTTGATTTTGAAATAGCTGGAGTATCTAATCTTCAAGTAGCAGTATGGATTGAAGCTAATTGCGACTTCGATCAATTAATTCTTGAATATTGGACAGGAGAAGCTAATAGTGGTTGGATTCATTGTTCCTATGTAGAGGGTTCAAATAGAAAACAAGTTCTTCGTTATGATGGAAAAACTTATGAAAATGGATTACCAGATATGAAATGGTCTGGTGGAAAGGTAGTAAATTAAATGCCAAAAAGCAAATACAAAAAACTTTCTAAAAAAAGTGGAAAGTCTGGAAAAGGCAAATCATATACTTATAAGAAAACAAAGTTTAAAAAATAGCACAACTATTGAAATACTATCCATTTAGTTGTATGAATCAGTATGTCTTATAAAAGAATACTTGTGATAAGTGATATGCACTTACCATACCAGCACAAAGATTCAATCCGATTTTTAAAAGAAATAAAAAAAGAATTTAAACCTGACTTCGTTGTTAATATTGGAGACTTGTTAGATTTTCACGCAATCAATATGCACACCCACGACCCTGATTTATATTCTGCTGGACATGAATTAGATCGTTCTAAAGAATACATTAAACAACTTGAAGATATATTTCCAAATGTGACTGAAGTAGATTCTAACCATAGCAGTCTAGTATATAGACGAGCATTAAAATATGGAATGTCTAAACAATTTTTAAAACCCTATGGAGAATTTTTAGGAACTAGAAAATGGAAATGGGTTGATGATTTAACTTTAACAATGTCTAATAAACAAAGATGTTTTTTTACACATGGAAGAAGTGCTGATGTTTTAAAGGTATCTCAAACAATGGGTATGTCAGCAGTACAAGGACACTATCATACAAAGTTCTTAATAAGCTATTGGGCAAATCCTGATAATTTATTTTTTGCTATGAATGTAGGTTGTTTAATTAATCAAAAAAGTATGGCTTTCAACTATGCCAAGAACTTTAAAACTAGATTTATTTTAGGTTGCGGAATAATAATAAATGGTGTACCAAGATTACTCCCTATGGTAATCAAAGATGGAAATTGGATAAATCAAATAGTATGAGTTCTAAAACCACAATAAAGACTAATAAGCTAAAAAATGCCCTTTTAAAGAGCCATAGAGCCACGCAGAACGAAGATTCTGCCTTTTCCGAGCAAGTGGGTGGGGATTGGTATAAGAAGCTAAAATTACAACCTTTAGACTATTGTATGGATAATAATTTCAATGCTTGTCAAACAAAAGTAATTAAATATATATCAAGATATAATTTAAAACATAAAACAACAAAAGACCAAGTAAAAGATTTAGAAAAAGCAAAACATGTAATTGATATGCTTATAGAAAAGATTAAGGAGAAATAAGATGTGGTTTAGTGCAATTAAAATGGCGATAAGTGCTGGAAGTCATATTTATAAAAAAAGAGCAGAAACTAAAATGCGTATGGCAGATGCACAATATTTACACGCAGAAAAAATGGCTAAAGGAGAAGAAGCATATCAAGGAAAGCTTTTAGAAGCTAGACAAAATGATTACAAAGACGAAGTTGTACTTTGTATTCTCACACTTCCAATTTTGGTACTCGCTTATGGTGTTTGGTCTGATGATCCTGAAGCTATGGCAAAAATAAATCTATTCTTTGAACATTTCCAAGCACTGCCGAGCTGGTTCACAAATTTATGGATTCTTGTTTGTGCAAGTATTTTTGGCATAAAGGGAACTCAAATATTTAGGAATGGAAAAAAGTAATACACTTTTAATTTAATATCCTGTAATAGTGATCTATGGACATAGACGCAGTAATTACAAATTTAGAAATACAATTAGAATCAATGTATAATCCTTATGGGCATTTTATTGCTTTAAGATTTATAGATACTAAACCTACATTTCCTAAAGTAACAAGAACATTAGAAGAAATAAAAAAATATGGAGATGTGTTAGTGGTTAATCATAAATACACTTTTGAAGAAATAAATGAAAAGACAGATTTGTCTTATTTAGAAATTACAAGGCATTAAATATGGGGGATTTCTCCCCCACACTACTATTAGTTTGGTTTCCAATTAGTCAGTTTATCTATGGCTAATTGGTTAATAGATTTTTGTTTTAAGCTATCGCAATAACTATGAGCATTTTTAGCTTCAATCTTCATATAAAGATGTAGCTTTTTTCTACGAGAAAGTTCTTTTTTAACTTCCTTGTATCTCTCATCATTAGTTGCTTTCACTTTAGCTTGTGCAACAGATATAGATTCATTTATCTGCTTTTCACTTACAACAAAATCAAAGACTTCTTGAACTTGATCTTTAGCTTCGTCATATTCTATTTCTGCATCAATACTTCTTTTATCTAAAGTATCTATGTAGATAAGAATCTTATTAGGGTCAAATTCAGTTGGTCTTAACTTGATGTAATTTGGTAATGAATCTTTTTCTGCCATTACTTATAATCGTTCTGACTTAACTGTTGCTCGTATTCATCAGGATTGAAGTCCGACTTTCCCCATTCCTTTTCAGACTGTGGTAATTGATCGTCCATATCATTTCCTTGTTGATACGATTGCTTTGGTTGATTAAAAGCTGGATTCGATTTGTTCTTATCGTAATAAGCAAATAGTTTCCAACCATTAATCCTATTATCCCAATAACCTTTTAAAACTAAAGGTTGGTTATTGAGTTCTATTACTAAAATACATCCACTTTTTTTTGTAGATGTTATTTTAGCAGTTCCTCCATTACTAACAGAGCCATTATTATTATAGCTTTTTTTCTGATAGTTATTGTTGTACTGTGTCTTATATCCTGACATCAGATTCTCCTTTGTTAGTATTCAATACTTTCCATTGTTGTTGTTATCCATTTTGCTCCAACAAAAGCATTGAACAATTTATTGTTAAGAGGAATTTCTTTAATCTCAATTTCAGATTCCTTTTTAGGTAATCTTACTATAAAGGATTTAGAAATTTTTGATTTAGTTTCTTCCTCATACGCAAACCTATAAGCATTCAACTGCAAAAAATAGTCGTATGTTATATGGTTACTTGTTTTAATATCAATCAAAACAAGATTTCCTTTCTTGTCTTTTACAACAAGATCAAGAGTACCAGCATAATTATATTTTTTACAATATAATTTTTTCTCTAACTCAACTACTTCATACTCTTGTTTTTTCCACCAATCTAAAAAAAGATTCCAGCAATTTACTACTGCTTTATCAGATTGAATTGGAATGTCTTTACCTTTTAGATAGTCCTCTACTAAACCATGAACAACACTACCAACTAAAGCACCCTCATCTTTAAAAGTATCAGGTTTCTTTTTAGCAGTAGCAAATATTCTTTCTAGTATTGCTCTATCTAATTGTTCCCCAGCATCTAACTTTTCATTAATTAATCTTTTAACCTCATTTAAAGGTGTAGCGACTAACCAATTTATCAACTGTGGTTTTGGTATTCCTCGTCCACATATTCCTGTGACCGAATCTACCTTTTTATCATTAACATAATACATGTGCTTGTCGTCATTATATTTTAGTATTATGCCATTTTTTAATGTGTAGTTTTTCCACATTTTTTCCTCCTAGCTAAATCGTTGCCAAAAAAAGTTTATATCATAATTATAGTATTTTGATAATGCAAACATTTTAGCAACATCAGTTTTAATACCTTTTTCAAATTTATATAAATCATAAATTGAATGAAAGTATTTTTTGTTGTCTTGAACAACTGCTTCCGCAGTCATATTCTTATTAAGTCTAATATTCTTAAACTTAATACCAACAATACGATTAAAAAGTCGTCCATCTTCTTTTTCTTTAAAAGAAGCCAACATACCTTTTAACATAAAATTGGATTTTGTTTCTTTATCCATCATATATCCTTTCTAGTTTAGAACCGAGTGTCCACGATTAACTAAACATTTTCTATAAATGGATTCGTGCTGGGTATCAGCAGTTGGACTTTCTATCCAAAAGATTATGCCACCCCAGAATGTACTATTGTTATCTGCAACAGTTTTACAATGTTGCAAATCATTAGTTATTTCTGATGCTTTATCTTCAGTAAAAGTACCGCTTTTTCCAGCAGTATCAATAACAGGCTTATACGCACAGCTTGTTACGAATAACATTAAAAGTATCCACTTTTTCATGTTGTCCTTTCCTCTCTAGTTTATATTCTGTTTTATTTTTACATTTAGATAAGCAAACAGAATCATACTCATCTAAATAGTCTAAAGTGCTACGACCTTTTCTTTTAATTACTCTATTCATAGCACTTATTCTTTTATCTTTCCAAGAATCTACCATAGCAAACTCCCCAAGATAAAACCTATTAAAAAGCATATCCACTCTCTACGATAATAAAGTTCTAATGCTTTCCAATCATTTTTACTTTTTCCAAAAATTAACATATTTACTCCCTTGTTTAAATTTATAAGTGGGGACGAATCCCCACCTATTTGTAGTTTAATTTAATTTTTTGGCATTAAGACTTTTAGCAACTGTAAGTGCATTTTCTGCACCCATTTCTTTAACCATGGTAGATACAAATTTCATTTTTGCACCTGCTCTATGATCTTCACAAAAGTCAGATTTACCAAAAACATTTTTCATCCTAGATAATAATTTTTTAGCTTCAGTATATTCCCATGATGGAGTTCTTTTATGTGGAAACCATTTAGGTCTTTTTCTTGAATAATAAAAACTATTTTCATTAGATGGATATTGAGTCCTAATGTCATAAAAAATAGACATATCATCAAAATAATATTCTAACCAATATTTATACCAAGTTTTATATTCTTCTTCTGTAACTTCAATATAAGTAAAAGGTTTTTTATAATATCTATTAAGATGTTTGACATATTCCTTATAATCTGTAATCTTTTCTCCTTTAGATTCTAAATTTTTGTATTTTTTAGAATTATATTTTACAGATTTAGGCAAAACCGCATAAAGTTTTTTAGTAATAATTTCTAAAAGTTCACACGATCTTTTTGACTCATTATCATAACCTACCCCAGCAGATTTATGCAACATATCGTGTTCCAAAAAATGCGAAGATATTTTAAATTTAGCTTTTTTCATAAGCCCTCTTCTAGTTAATTTAATGTAGCTGACATCATCAGTACCTAGGAACAACCCTAGATAGACAAGGGGAATTAAATCCCCTTGTTTCGTCTATATTCTTATTTGCATTGGGTTATGAGCAAAGATAATCAAACCACCAAGTTCTTGTAATTGTCTAGACCTTTGATCTGATTTTTCTTCATCATTAGCAATATTAGTAATTGCATTAGCAAGTTCATATTTGCTAGTTGTAAAAGTATCTCCTACATAATGTTTTAACCTTTCAAAGATTTGTGCTCTTTCAGAATCAGAAACACCATGTCTTTTAGTAAGTTGAACAATTTCATGAGAAGTTACTTTCTTTTCAGTAGCATCTTTTAGTTTTTGTAAGTTTTCCTGAAATAACTCTGGATTGCTTACAAGTTCTATTTGTTCTTGCATTTTCTTAATAATAGTAATCCATTGTTCATCTTTCTCTGGATTAATTATTACTTTACCAACATGCTTTGCGTAGAAACGATTTAAGTATCTTGGTGCTACCATTCCATTAGTACAAACTAATCTGTAAATAAATGGTTGGATAATTAAACTACCACCACCAACTTCTGAATTAGTAATAGTAATACCACCTTGAACTATATCGTCTTTTTCAACCTCTCCCTCAAGTTTTGGAAGAACTGCAGTAATATTTAAAGTATCTCTATCATAATGAGAATATTTTAAATCTGCATTCATATCCATTAACTTGTTTAAAGAGTGATTAGCAACAACATCATTATCAATTCTTTTATACCGATTTGACATAATTGCTCTGCACAGTTTAGAATCATTTTCAAATGTTCTAATCATTAACTCTTTATCTTTAGATTTATTAATCCAAAAATTTAAGTTATGGGCAACAAGATTTTGAGATACAGGTAAACATTTATTAATGTAATGTGTACCAATCTCTAATCTTCCACACAGTTGATTTAAAGAATGATCTGATAAGTTATGCGGTGATGTAGTTAAATGATCTACATCAATATTTGGATAAACACTATCAGATGCTTCTTTTATTGTTATGCTTTTTAAATTAACAAGATAATCTGTTTTATGTTTTTTATCTTCATTAATTCTTTCAAGCACCTCTTTTATATTATGACCTTTTTTCATAATATTCCTCCTAGTTATAATTAATGGGACTGCCATCTTCAGTATTTACTCATCACAGTAAATAGACCAACGCAGATATACTCATTAAAGTTATACTCAACTTTAAATCGCTCCGTTGGTTTCGGCTTTATATTTTTAATTAGTTATTTGGTTTAAAAAAATCTGGTGCTTCATCAATATTCGCAAGATAATTTCCAGAAATAATAAAATTATTTTTTATTATATTTGATTTTACTTCCAAATGTCTATGACCTGTTCTTGGATCAGGATCACAATAATTTTGGATAGTTCCGATAGTGCCAATAGGAATAATTGGTCCACTATGGTACTTTATTTCTTTTATAACTTTTACCATTGAACCTTTGTGTAAAAGTTTATTATTTAAGTCGTACATATTTTCCTCTTTCTAGTTTATTTGATAGGACTGCCATCATCAGTAATTATCAATCCACGATAATTAGACTAGCGAGTTATGATTCGCTAGTTTCGGCATTATAAAACTAATTGATTTCCTACTCTTGCTTTTGATTGTATTGAAAATCTTACTATACCAAAATAAGAGCTATTCATTTCTAAACATTTACCAACATTTAAATCCCAAACAAAATTAGCACACTCGTCTGGACTATCAAAATTAAATGTAGTTTCTATATAGTTTTCAAAATCTCTAACATTGTCAAAAGATTTTGTTTCTAATTTATTATTATATTTTATATTTATTCTTCTCATTGTACCTCTCTAGTTTTTCGTATTAGTGTGAACACGATTAACACTAGCGAACTCATCAGTATAACTTGCTAAAGGTTATAGAAACTAGAAGGACTTTTTAACAAGTTAAGAAATTAATCAAAACCCTGTCGCTTACCACGAAAGTGAAGAGGCGATTTTGCTTAAGGAATTTATCCTATATGGATAAGTTATCTACCTACGCAAACTGCTAAAAATTACCGCTTTGGACACGAATAATTTTTTTACGATACTAATAAAAGTATCAACTAAAACCGATTTGACAGTTCTAGTAAAAAAACGAATTGACTGCTTCATCAAGACTTCGTCTAAAAAACGCATCAGAAAAACTGACATTTTTAAATATATTTTTTTATAAGACATACCTTAACCTTAAATAAATGGACAGAAATGGCAAATACTTTGTTCTCGCCAAAATAGCGACTTTTAAGCCAAAAATCAGGCATTTAGCAAAAAATGACTAAAAAAGCTAAATAATTCTCAATCGTAATTACAATTTTTAATTTAATAATAATAGTATAGACGAATATGAAAAAATTGGATAAGAACAAAAATGAGGTTTTAAAAAATATTCTTTTACGAATCATAAAGCCTCCCTTTCTAGTTAAAAAATGTGTGGGGAGTTTAACCGATTTCTCCCCACGCACAATCACACAGGAGAAACAATGATACAAGAAGCGAACAGCTTTAATCAAGCTATTGGAACTAAAATAAAAGATGCTAGATTAAAAGCTAAATTAACACAAACTAAACTTGCTAAACATTGCGATATAACTTTTCAGCAAGTTCAGAAATATGAAAAAGGTGTAAATGGTTGTAGTGCTTTTAGATTAAATCAAATATCTAAAAAACTAAAAGTGCCAATAACTTATTTTTTTGAATATGATATTGAACAACCTTTAATTTTAACTAAAGAAATGGAAGTAAAAGATGATAAAAGTTCAAGTAGATAAAATATGGTTAGGCAAAGTAAGTGTAAGAGATTACATTTATAAAAAAGCATTAAGGAAAAAAGAATCATTAGGCATTGTTCATGGTAAAGAATATATGCTTATACCTTATGCTAATTTAAAAAAAGCAAAACAATACACAGATGAAAGTTTTAAATCTAAATTTAATGATAAGAAATATAGACTTGTTGATTTTGATTGGAAACCTTTTAAACCTGAAAATGTTAATCAAGGGAGATTGGTATGATACATATAGATAGTTATAAAATTTTTTCTTATGGCAAAACTTGGAAAAAAGGAAAAGAAGCTAAAGAAGAAACAATACAAAAAATGTTAACATCAAAAGAATGTATTTCAGGAAAACAATTTTTACAATTATTATCTGACCTTGATGATGCTTGGCATCAGCACGAAGGAAAAGATGTAGAAATTGAAGTTACATTTAAAGGAGTAAATAATGAGTAAAACAAAAAGTGTAACTATGTTTGATGTGCTTTTGACAACTGAACAACAATTAAATAAAGTAATTAAATCAATATCTGAAATTTATAAAGGTGGTTGGGTACAAAGGAATGAAATTTATTATATCTTAAATGACCTTGAAAAAATTAAAGGTGATCTCATAACTGCTGACATTATGAGAATGAGTCAACAATTAAAATGGAGAGAAAAAAATGAACGATGAAAACTTTATTAAAGATGAAGTTGTTGTAGATATTCCAGAAGAACATTATTTTTCTAAATCAAGAAATCAATGGTTAATGGTTTCGGATATGTCAGACACACATGTTCGTAGAGCATTTAAAAGATTACTGCGTATGATTAGATTAAATCAATTAGTAGAAGTTGATGATGTTGCTAAAAATACTATTTACCAAGTTAGAATAACAGAAGAACTTGATAATATAAAAAAACATTGTGATAAGATTAAAGGTTTAGTTGATGAGTAAATGGATTATGAAAAACCAATTAGTTATCTTGAATTTAAACTAAATAAAGAACTTGCTTATGAAAATACTTATGGCAAAGATGATAAGATAAGAAAAGAATACGCAGAATATTTAGAAAGGTTAAAAAATGGACAAAAAGGAATGGATAAAACATTGTAAATGGTTAGATACTTTTAGAGGTAAAATTGTTACAAAAGATTATGGTTATGATGGGTATGGCGGACAAACTAAAAAGAAAAAGAAAGATGAAAAGAAAAAAAAGAATAGTTAGTGGCTATTATTTTGATGGCAAAAAAATGACAATTTTATATGAAAAAAGAAGATAGAAAAAGATTTGATAGATTAAAAGAATTAGGTTGTGTTGCTTGTGGTTCAAACAATGTAGTAATACACCATATTAGAAAGCATACAGGATTATCTTTAAGACCAGACCATCAAGATACAATTCCTTTATGCCCTAAACATCATAATATGGGGAACGAATCAATACATCTTAACAAAAGGTTGTTTGAAGATAAATTTGGTACTGAAAAACAACTATTAATAAAAACCAATATAGAAATAAATCAATTAGAAAGGAGATATTTATTTTATGGAGGAAAAAACTAATAAATTTCACGCATTACAGTTATTTACTGATACTTTTGCGGCAGAAACAGTACACTTAACAAATGAAGCAATAGGAATATATATACGATTACTTTCTTTTGCTTGGACTAAAAATGCCAAACCTTTTAAAACAGAATCAGCATATAGAATATGTCAATGTAGAGATGATAATTGTTGTATAAATGTTTATGAAGTTTTAGAAGAATTTTTCATTTTAAAATCAGAAAATAAAGAAGATAGAAATAAAAATACTTGGACTCATAAAAGATTAACAGCAGAACACGAGTATTTAACAGCAAAATATAAAAGAAAATCAATAGCTGGGAAGAAAGGTGCTGATGCTAGATATTCTGCTAATGGCAAAACGATGGCACCTATACCTATACCTAAACCTATACCTAATAAGAATATATACGACCAATCCTTTGAAGAACTTTGGAGTAGTTTAAATATAAAACGAGGCTCAAAATTTTCTGCAAACAAAATATTTCAAAAAATTTCAGAGGAAATAAAGGATATTGATATTGCAGAAATATATAATAAACAACAATCAGGAGTTGAAGCCAAATTTGTGCCACATTTTAGCACTTGGCTTATGCAAAGAAGATGGGAAATACAAGAGCAAGACCAAAAACATCAAGAAAATCCAGCAGATTTGAGAACAAAGATGGAAAATTTAGGGTACAATTTTAGGCATAGTGAAGATAATTTTGACTACTTCAAAAAAGATGGAAAAGAGTATAAAATAGATAGGTATGACAAAGATCATATAATACACAATGTTGAATGAAAGCACTTTTAAGAATTTTCAAATATGCTAGAAGAAGAATTATAGCTTTATCTTTGGAGAATCGTAGATTAAAAGCAAGAATATTAATATTACAATCGGCGATTGAGTCAGAGGTTGAAACAAAACATTAATGGTTAAAAAGAAATCAAAATATCGCCACATTACAATTAATCAAAAAAAATATTACTTTTATACAATTAAATGGGTTGATATTTTGGGAGATTCAGGACATTGTAACGCACAAGAATTTGATAAAATGCAACCAGCACTAATGAATACTAATGCTTATGTTTATAGTAAAGACAAAAAGCATTTAAAAACATTTTCAAGCTATGATGAAAACGAAGAATCATTTAGTGATAGAAATGTATTTCCTATTGGTGTAATAAAAGAAATGGTTAAAATAAAAATATGAAACTTGAAGAAGTTGATATAGACAGTATTAAGCCTTATAAAAACAATCCTAGAGAAATCCCAATGGAGTCTGTTCAAAAAGTTATGAACTCTATTAGAGAATTTGGAAACAACCAACCTATTGTTGTTGATAAAGATAATATAATAGTTGTAGGACATACTCGTTGGAAAGCCTTAAAGCAATTAGGAGAAAAAAAAGCATATATTGTTAAAAAAGATTTTACAAAGAATAATGCTATGGCTTATCGTATTATGGACAATAGGTCTGGAGAAGAATCTAAATGGGATAATAAACTATTAGCAGAAGAACTAAATATTTTAAAAGATGAATCTTTTAATTTAGATTTTACAGGATTTAATTTAACAGAGTTAGAAAATCTATCAAAGGACAAACTATTAAATTTTAAAGCTAACGATAAGATTGAAGATTTTAATGTTGAATTTCCAGCTGATATGGAAGTTTCTCATGTAAAAATGGTGCAATTATTTTTAAATACTGATACAGAAAAAAACTTTAGGCTTTGGGTATCTGAACTACAAAAAAAATTAGGTACTGACAATTTAACAGATACAGTTTATAAAATTGTTAATGACGCATACGATAAAAGCACAAGCTAAATATTCCGATAAAGAAATAAAAGAATTAGAGGGATATTTTGTTCAAAAACATCATTTAGATACAATTATAGATTATGATTGTGATGGATATAAAGAAAATGGAGAACCTTTATTTTTTTTTAGAAAAAATGTAATACCAAGTAATGTTTGTGAACAAGCCTATAAATCATTAAGACACGCAGTTGCAAAAGGTGGCAATAGAGGTTCTGCTGGTGGAGTACCGCCAAAAAGAGATAGTCACGTTGGTTTAAATTTTAAAAAAGATGGCACTATTGAGAAAACAAACAAAGTAGGAAAAACCAGAGGGTTTAGAGTTAATAAAAATGGAACAATATCTAAAACCCACGAAGCATTTCAAAAAGTAGAAAGTGGAATAGCTGGATATTTTGATAGACAAACAAGAATCCCTTATTGTAGGCAAACCTCATTTAACGAACATCAATTTGAAAAGTTTAGAAAAGGTTATCCTTATATTAAATATATTTCAGATTTATTTAAAGAAGTATGTCCAAAAAGATGGCAAAACCAAAAAGATATGATTGATAAAACCTCTAACGATTTTTTTATTAAAGATACAGTATTTACAACTATTACTGTCAATAGAAATTTTAGAACTGCAATACATACTGATAGAGGAGATTTAGCAGAGGGATTTGGAAATCTTGGTGTATTAGAAGCTGGTAATTATGAGGGTGCTATAACAGTAATGCCTAAATACAAAATAGGATTTGATGTAAGAAGCGGCGATGTTTGTTTTTTTGATGTTCACGAATTTCATGGAAATACTGAAATAAAAGGAAAAGGTACATTTGAAAGAATATCTGTTGTATGCTATTACAGAAAAAATATGGTCTATTGTAAATCTGCATTAGAAGAAATGGAAATAGCTAAAAGACTTAAAAATAGAGCAAACCTTAACAAATGAAATTTAGAATAGCCATACCTACTATCGCAAGAGCAGAAACAATTAAAAAGAAAACAATAAATTATTTATCTAAAACAGATATTGATTTTAAAGAGGTGGATTTATTCCTTTCTGATGGAGAGGAACTTGATGCTTATAAAGAATCATTAAAACAATATCCTATAAATTTTATAGTAACTAATAAAAAGCATGTAAATACTCAAAGAAATTTTATAGTAGATTATTACAAAGAGGGACAATTAGTATTAGGCATAGATGACGATATACAAAGCATTGAAATGAGAGTAAGTGAAAAGAAAACAATACCCTTGTTAAATTTAACAGAATTTGTAGATCAAGCATTTGAAATTTCACTAGGACATAAATTTGATATGTGGGGTGTAAATGCAGTATTAAATCCATATTTTATGCGAAATAACATTAGCTTTAATTTAAAATATATTGTGGCTTGTTTTTATGGCTGGAGAAATACACATCAACCTAAAGCTTATGTCTCAACAAATCCAGAATATGGTAAAGAAGATTATGAAAGAAGTATAAAATATTATATGGCAGATGGCGGATTAACACGATTTAACTATGTTTCTCCTAAAACAAAATATTATTCAGAAGATGGCGGAATACAAACATATCGTACAGTAGAATATGAACAAAAAGCAGTAGATTGGCTACTAAAAACATTTCCAATGTATTGTGTAATAAATAAACATAAAAAGTCCAAATGGCCTGAAGTTGTATTGAAAGACCAAAGAAAAAAGGTTAAAAGAAAATAAACAAAAAGGACAAAATGGCAAGACCACTCAAAAAAGTAGATAACGAAGCTATTAAAAAATTAGCACAATTACACTGCACTTATGACGAAATTGCAGAGTTTTGTGATGTATCAACAAAGACTTTACAAAGGAATTATGTCCACCTAATAAAAAAGGGTCGTGAGATGGGCAGAATAAGTTTAAGACGTGCACAATTTGAAAAGGCTTTAGGTGGTAATGTTGCCATGCAAATATGGTTAGGAAAACAACATTTAGACCAAAGAGATAAAATAGAACAAACAAATTTCAATGAACCATTACCTTTAATTATTGAGGGAGAATCTAAAACTCTTAATGGTAAGTCTAATGGCAAGGTAAATGGCAAAGAAAAAGGGTAATCTTTACGGAAAGGTTATTGAATATACTCGTACTGAAAATGGTACAAGCATAGGACGCAGACCAAAACTCTCAACAATGAATAAACACAAGCGAAGAAGCTATAAAAAATATAGAGGACAAGGAAAATGAAAAGACCTAACTTCTATCCTAATGGAGAGTTTATTCCATATCAAATGCCACAAGATTTTAGACAAGCATTAGGAAAAGAAGCCTGTGGTAATTGTGGTATGTATTCGTTGCCTAGAAATTTTTGTGGTGTATATAGAACAAAAGGAGTAAAGGATAATTTTGTTTGTGGTAAGTGGAGAAAAAGACACTTTAAAAGATAATGGAATTAATAATACTAACAGATGGTGTTTATCATCTAGTAGAGATAACTAAAGAAATGACAAAAGATATAGTTTTAGTAAATGATACAATAAATTGTTTTGACCTTTGTGATATTTTAAGAATTAAATTAAGCACCTATGTAGATTATCCTATTAACCAACACATAATGAATGATGGCAGTGGAGATTTTTATGGGTGTATATGCAAATAAAAGATTCAAAAGACTATTTAGTAGCAATAATATTATAGATGTATCAGTTGATTTAGGATTGATATTATTTGATGTTTTAAGTTCTCCTATCCTAATAGTCGTTAGATTAGTAAGATATATATTCAATAAGTTTTTTAAGAAATTTCTAGTTAAGGGTATCAAAAAAATAATTGTTATGCTAAAAGGTAAAAATGCACGATAAATTAATTACAGGATTGTTGGCTATTCTTATTGCACTTTCAGGTTGGTCTTTATCTACAACAGTAGGTTTAAAATCTGATGTAGCTGTATTGAAAGAAAAGGTATCTAAAATGGAGAAAGATATTGAGGAAATAGGTTGGAATACTTTTGATAAAGATAAGAAAAAAAAGAAGAAAAAGAAAAAGAAGAAATTAAATGTTCAATAATAGATGGTTTATAATATTATTATGTTTTATATTAATAGGTGCTGGATTGTCAGGTTGTAATAATCCTAGTATATGTCCTGATACAACAACATTAGAAATAGGAGAAACATCTAATGGCAAAGAAAAAAATACTAAATCCATTAAACAAAGTTTCAAATGGGGAAAGAAGAAGTGTAATGAAACCAATTAGTGAAAATACACACTTTCATACAGATTTAAAAACATTGTTTATGATAATTGGAGCAATAGCAATATCAGTATGGACTTATAGCGAAATTAATAACAGAATTATATCTCTAGAAACTGCTAAAGAATTAATGATAGCTGATTTAGAAAAGAATACAGAATTTAGAATCAAATGGCCTAGAGGAGAATTAGGTTCACTTCCAGCAGATAGCGAACAATTTATGTTAATAGAACACATGGCAGGTCAATTAGAAAAAGTAGAATTACAACTTGAATCAGGAATGCACAATAAAGTTAATATAGAATTTTTAAAACAACAGGTTGAGAAACTTCAGTCTGATGTAGAAAAGCTAAAAGATAAAGTTAGAAAGAATGGTAGCCACCAATGATGGAAAAAATATTAACATTATTAGTAGGACTTTTAATTGCTTTAGGTGGTTGGAGTTTATCTAGGACTTTTGAATTATCTACTAACCAAGCAATTCTTGAAACTAAAGTTGAACAATTAGAAATGCAAGTAAGGCTAACAGAAGAAAAAATGTCTGAAATGTTTGATATGGACGAAGAAATTATGAAACAACACGAACAATTATTTAAAAAATTAGAAAACACTAATACAGGATATAATTATAATCAATGATATTAAGTATTTTATTTGTAGGATTAATTTATTTATTTATAATTTGGTTACTTATAAAATGGAATAATGAGGAGATAAGATGGTAGAAACAGTTTTTGCACTTTTATTAATTGTAGATCACGAAATCAAGGAACATAGAATCCAAGATAGTTTAAGTAAATGCTTAAAAGGGAAGAGGGTAGCTGAGAGGCAATTAAAATCTGGAGATAGAGTTCAGTATAAATGTATTAAATCTAAAGCAAATATAGAAATATATATGGGAGAAAAGAAGATTACTTCTTTAATATTAGAATGATAGATGCGGAAGATAGAACTTACGAAAATGAAACAAGACAATTAAAAAATATAATTGATTCTAAAGAAGCTGAAATAACTACATATCAATCTAATCAAATGGCTTTATATGCAGAAGTTAAAAAATTAAAAAAAGAAAATGATGAATTAAGACTATTTAAAATTAAAGCAGTAGAAGAAGCTAAAAAGGAAGCTGATAATTTAATGATTAATAAGTGTTTAAAATATGAAGATGAAATTAGGGAAGTAAAAGAAGATAATAAGAAATTAGCAAAACAAATTGAAGATTTAAAAAAGGAAGCAAAGGATATGTTATTATATCCATAATTTTATGACACAGAGTATTACTATGATTGATTGGTTTATTGATAAGATTGGCAAAATATCTAGAAGTATATTTCATTGGACTTGGAGAGTTCAAACTCACAGAAAATACTATAAAAATAGAAACAAAGAACAATGAATTATTTATTAACAATGTTTATTTGTTCAGTAGGAGTACAAGGTACAACTTGTTTGCCACCTATAACATTTGATATATTGTATAAAGATGGATATGACTGTATGGTAGATGGTTATACAAAATCACATGACAAAATTGTTGAAATTGGAAGAGAAGAAATTAACAAACATAAAATCTATGTAAAGTTTGGTTGCTATGAAGATTTCTCTAACAAACCCACAACATAAAGTAAGTAAATCAAATAAAAGGTTTAGAGTTTTGGTATCAGGTAGAAGATTTGGTAAGACCTATCTTTGTATTACTGAAATGATGAAATATGCTACACAAGTTAATAAAACTATATGGTATGTAGCACCTACCTTTAAAATGGCTAGAGAAATAGTCTGGTCTAAACTAAAACAAATGTTGGCTGAATTTAATTGGATAGATAATATTAACGAATCTAATTTACAAATAAGAGTTAAAAAAACAGGAAGCACTATATCATTAAAAGGTTGTGAGAACTATGACTATTTAAGAGGTGTTGGAATTGACTTTTTAATATTAGATGAATTTGCTGACATTGATGAAAAGGCTTGGACAGAAGTATTGAGAGCATCTATTGCTGATACCGAGGGCGATGTTTTAATGTGTGGTTCTCCTAAAGGATATGGTAATTGGAGTTATCGTATGTATGAAAAAGGAAAGCTAGATGAAGAATGGGACAGTTTTCAATTTACTACTTTGCAAGGTGGTATAGTTTCAAAGGAAGAAATAGAACAAGCAAAACAAGATTTAGATTTAAGAACATTTAGACAAGAATTTGAGGGTACATTTGAAAATTATGCTGGTGCTGTATATTATAACTTTCATGCTGTTGATAATGTTAAGCCAAAAGAAATAGATTGGAAAAAACCATTACACATAGGATTAGATTTCAATGTTGACCCAATGAGTGCCGCAGTAGCACAAATAGACAAAGATAATATACATTTCGTTGATGAAATTATTATTTATTCAAGTAATACAGATGAAATGGTACAAGAAATAAGGGATAGATATGGAAGCAAACAAAGAATTTTTGTTTATCCTGATCCAGCTTGTAGGCAAAGAAAAACTTCTGCTGGTGGTAAAACTGATTTAACAATATTACAAAATGCTGGGTTTAATGTTAAATGTAAAATACGACACAGTCCTATTAGAGATAGAGTCAATGCAGTTAATTCAAGATTGAAGTCTGCTGATGGAAAACGATATATTTTTGTATCGCAATCTTGCAAAACTATGATAAAAGGGTTACAAAGACAAATATACAAGGAAAACACAAATATTCCTGATAAGGAAGAAGGTTACGACCACATGAATGACGCAATTGGATATTTAGTAGAAATAGTTAAACCACTAATAACAAATCCAACTTCATTTAAACCTCAAAGATGGAATATAAGACAAAGGTAATATGGCATACTCTAGGGAAGAAGCATTAACAACTCACAAAGACTTTCAGCAAAATATAAAAAATTGGGAGTATTATATTCGTTCCTATAATGGTGGTTATGATTATATGATGGGACAATATCTAAATAGATATAATTTAGAATTAGACCAAGAGTTTAATCAAAGACTTGCCAATACACCTTGCGATAATCATTGTAAAAATATTATTCAAATTTATTCTTCATTTTTATTTAGAGTAAAAGCTAGTAGAGATTTTGGTGCTATGTCAGATGAAGCTAGTTTAGAAACATTCTTAAAAGATGCTGATTTAGATGGTAATAATTTTACAACTGTTATTAAACACGCACAAAATTATGCCTCTATTTATGGACAGTGTTTTTTAATATTAGATAAACCAAAAATACAAACTGATACAAAGGCAGATGAACTTAATCAAGATATAAGACCCTACCTATCAATCGTTACTCCTGAAAATGTTTTTGATTGGAATTACAAAAGATTACCAAATGGAAAATATGTTTTAGATTATTTAAAGATTAGGGAAGAAGTTGATAGAAGTGGTGGAACATATTTTAGATGTTGGCACACAGATGTAGTTGATACTATTTATGTTCCAGATGGTGGAGCTGAACCTGTTTTGATAGATACTGCCGATAATCAGATTGGCAAAATACCAGCAGTTATTTTATACAATGCAAAATCACATAAACGAGGCATTGGTCAATCTGACCTTACAGATATTGCTGATTTACAAAAATCTATCTATAATGAATTTAGTGAAATAGAACAATTAATAAGATTAACCAACCACCCATCATTAGTTAAAACAAATGGAGTTAATGCTAGTGCTGGTGCTGGTGCTATTATAGAAATGCCTGAAGAAATGGAACCAAATTTAAAACCATATCTATTACAACCATCAGGACAAAATTTAACTTCAATAATGGACTCAATAACTAAAAAAGTTGAGTCAATAAATAGAATAGCACACACAGGAGCAGTAAGAACAACTAAAACAGCAGTATCGAGTGGAATAGCATTACAAACTGAATTTGAATTATTAAATGCTAGACTATCTGAAAAAGCTGACAACCTACAATTAGCTGAAGAACAAATATTTAAGATATACGCAGAATATCAAAATGCAAACTTTGATGGAGAAATAAATTATCCTGATTCATTTAACATAAGAGATTATGCTAGTGATTTAGTATTTTATCAACAAGCAAAAGCTGTCAATGTACCATCTTCTACTTTGAATAAAGAAATAGACAAAGAAATAGCAAGAGCAGTAGTTGATGATGATGAAAAACTTGGAGAAATATTTGATGAGATAGATGCTAATAAAGAAGTTGGACAATTTACCCAAGAAGAACCTCAACAAGAAGATCAAGAGGTAGAGGAAGAAGAAGTTTAATGAATGTCAGATATTATTCAAGATTTTGCAGATTACAGAATTAGGTCTATTGAATTAGCCGAAGCCAAATATTACGAATCCTTAATTAAAACTTTAGATAACATTGAAAAGCAAATAACAAGTCTTGCTGGTAGAACATTACCCACAGATGATTTAGGTAGATTGTTTGATTTAAAAATAGCAGTATCAATGCAACCAAAGATTAGAACGATTCTAGAAAAGGAATATTTAGCTTGGAGTGATACAGTTGTAAGAGAGGGATTTAATAAACAAGCTAAAAGAATTGAAAAAGCATTTAAAGGAATAAAGGTAGCAAAAGAATTTCAACAATTAACTAATGCTGATTTAACATTAATAACTAATTTAAAAAGACAAACATTTACTCAATTTAAAGATGTATCTAATACTATGACTAGAAGATTAACTGAAAAGATATATCAATCTACATTAACAAGTGTAGAATTTGTAGAATTAGAAAAGGATTTAAGACAAACTATTAATGGAATTTATGCTAGAGCTGACGATAAAAAGATTAATAAGCTAGTAAATACAATTAAAAAAGATGAAGTTAAACTTAAAAAAATAAGAAGAAACTCTATAGCTGGAAAGAAATTAAGGCAAAAATTAGACAACAATATTCAAGTATTACAATCTAAATTTGCTAGTGATCGTGCTGGGGAGAATATGAAAAGATATGCTGGGCAGATATTGAATGATTCATTAAGAGAATTTGACGCACAACTTAACCTTGCAAAGTCTAAAGATGCTGGATTAACATATTTGAAATACCAAGGTTCATTAATACCAACAAGTAGAGATTTTTGTAGGGTTGTAAGAAGCGGTGGTTATGATATACGAAAGAATGGACTATTCACAATTGATGAAGTCAAACGACTATGGAGTAGTAGAGGTTGGAAAGGCAAGAAGTCTGGAAACCCTTTAATAGTTCGTGGTGGTTATAATTGTCGTCATCAATGGAGCTATGTCAATCCTGATTGGTATGACAGTAGCGGCAAACTTATAATGTAAAGGAGAAAACATGTCTGAAGAAAATAAAACTGTTGAACCAGCAGAACAAAATGTTCAAGCTACAACAGAAGTCAAAGAAGAAGTAAAAGAACAACCAAAAGTAAATTCTTTTACACAAGAACAGCTAGATAATATAATTAAACAAAGATTAGAAGCTGAAAAAAGAAAACACGAAAAGCAATTAGAAGAAATCAAGAGGCAAGACGAAGAAGCACTTAAAGAAAAAGAAATTAAGGAAGCTAAATCTAAAGCTGAACTTGAAAAGCTAATGCAAGAGAGAATAGCTGAAAAAAATACTGAAATTCTTAAATATAAAAACGAAATTAAGAAAGAAAGAATTGACAATTCAGTATTATCTGTTGCGTCTAAAATGAATGCTATTAACCCACAGCAAGTTGTTGATTTATTAAAAAGGGATATAAAACTTAATGACGATAATCGTATAGAAATACTTGATAATAATTCAAATATTAGGTATAACGAAAAAGGAGAACTACTTACGATTGAACAAAGAGTCAAGGAGTTTTTAGATGCTAACCCACATTTCTCGCAAGGGTCTAAGTCTGGTACAGGGAGTCAGAGTAGCATTGAGGGTAAAACTGTAAAACCTTTTAATATTCAGGATTTAGATATGAGTAAGCCAGAAGATCGTGCTAAATATGCTGAGTATCGCAAACAACGAGATTCAAAACCTACTCAAATTAACTTAAACAAATAAATATAGAGGAAAATAACAATGGCAAACGAAACGACATCGTCAACACTCTCGGAACTATACACTGAGATTGTTGCAGAAGCATTATTCGTAGCAAGTGAAAGATCAGTAATGAGACCACTTGTAAAGAACTATGCTATAAGTGGTGGTGGAAAGTCAGTTGAAGTTCCGATCTACTCTGCAGTAAGTGCGGCGGCAGTATCAGAAGCTTCTGATTTATCTAACACAGCAATCAATCCTACGTCAGTTACTATATCAGCATCTGAAAATGGAATTATGACTACTCTAACAGACTTAGCAAGAAATGCGGCACCAAGAAATGTTGCGGCAGATATTGGTAAACTGTTTGGAGAAGCGATTGCAAAAAAAATAGACACAGACTTAACAGCATTATTTGATGGTTTTTCATCAGTAGTAGGTAGTGCTGGA